GGTTGAACGCTCCATTGCTGATTGAGCCAGAATAATTGCCGGTACGGACGGCATAGACCCAGAAACCTAACGTGACGGGTTGAGCGTTGCTTGTGCCCCATGCCAGCCGCGCAACGCGCCATCCCTCGATTTTTTGGATGAATGAACAATAATGACCGGCTGCGGGCGACGCATTGGCCGTTGTCACACTGGTCGATAACGCTGCGATAAACCCGGTCCCCGCCAATGATAGTGTCGTGTTCTGCTGCGACGATAAAACCTGCGTCCCGATTGATTGAACCGCCCACCCATCGATAATGTATTTTGCAACACCGGACACGGCGAGGCCCGCGCTACCATTTTCCTGACTAACCTCCATGCCGCCGTTACTCTGCAAGCCGCTGTAGGCCATTGCATCGAACGGCGCGGCGTAAATGTTTTGTCGCGCCTGCTGCTGCTGCGGCGCGGTCAGCGATTGCGCGGTGATCTTGACGACGCTGGCATCGGCGGCGCGCGAGGTGTCGCTCGGGTGCACATGATCTTGCCGCGCGAACAGCATCGACGTGCCGACCGCCGCCGTGCTGTCCATGATCGGTGGCGCGGTGCCGGGCGCGCCCGCGCCATCCGCGCCAGCCGGTCCCTGCGGCCCGGTCGCGCCGGTCGCGCCTGTATCACCCTTCGGTCCCTGCGGCCCGGTCGCGCCGGTCGGCCCCGCTGGCCCGGGCACCGTCGAGGCGGGCCCGGTCGGGCCGGGCACGCCTTGCGGTCCTAGCGGCCCGGCCGGGCCGGTCGGCCCGTCGGGGCCGGGCGGTCCCGTATCGCCCTTTGGTCCCTGCGGCCCGGTCGCGCCGTTTGGCCCGGTTGGACCTGACGGCCCCGGCAAGCCTTGCGGTCCTATTGGTCCCGGTGGCCCGCCAGCCGGTCCCGGTGGTCCTTGGTCGCCGGTCGCAATGGTTTCAACATCGTCGGGATACAGCACCACGACCGCGCCGCCCGCCGGATCAATCGTCACGTCGCGGTCGGTGGCAATGTCGACGTTGCTCATCGCGTCGGCCCCGCGTTGTTGGTCAGCGTGCCCGACCATATTTTTGTCTTGTCGACGCCGTTCGTCATAATCAGCGATTGGTCGTAATCGCCGAGGTCGAGGTGTTGCAACACGTCTTGCCTGATCAACAGCGTGAACAATCCGTTGGCCGGATCTGTCACCACGATCTCGCCGGTATCGGTGGCGAGTCGCAGCACCGCCTCGACGTCCTCGGCGTGCCGCCGCAACATCATCTCCATAGACGCGCCGAGAATGTTGATCGGCGCGCCCGACGACGACATGATGTATTGAAACTTGCGGTAAAAGTCGGCGTCGTTCGTCACGGTGATGTTAACGGTCGCCATGTGTTGCCCTTCACGCGAACGCGCTGTCGACTTGCTCGCGCGTCGTGATCGCCCCGGCCGCGATCTGCGCTTGCACGTCGGCGGCGATCACAAAGCAATCGTTGATATGCGCTTGCAGCTCGTCGCTCATGGCGATCACCTGCGCGGCGGTCAGGTCGTAAAACTTTCCATCCGGGGCGAGCCACTTGGTCGTGAGCGCCGCGTTGTCATGCGCGACGAGTCGCAGCCCCAGGATTCGCACTTGCGCGCGTTCGTCGGTAAGGATCGGCATTCCGGTCGCCAGCGTCATGCCGCCCTGTTCCTTGCGCCCGCGCGCCTCGGCGGCGTAACCGGCGAGCTGGTGCTTGCTGTAGGTTGTCGCGCTCGGCTGTGCCATCGTCGTGCCGTTCCACAGCCACGCGGGCATGAACTCTTGCAGATAAAACCAAATGTCGGACTCGCTCTCGACTTGACTCGGATAGGGACCGTGGATCTTTGCCCATGCCGCATAGTCGGCGTCGTTCGCCGCATCGACATAGGTGTTGCGCCGCGACGAAAACACTCTCGCCGCGTCGTCGCCGACGCTCCAATACCAATCGCGCGCGTTGAACATTGAGAATCCTCCGATCAGCCGTATTGACCGCCATTCGACACGCCGCCAGCGACGGTGCCGGGAAAGAAATTAGGCCCGAGCCCTTGCGTAAAGATAACGCCGTTGAAACTGGCGTTGTATCGCTGGCCGCTGAAAAACCCGATATTGGAGAACAGATTGGTGTAAGGCGCGGGCGAGGCGTAGATCGCGCCCGCGCCCGATGCTGCGGCGAACGCCGTGCTTGCAACAACCGAACCGCCGAACGAATAGGTGGCGATGGTTTTGCCGACACCGGAGTAAAGCGCAATCGACGCGCAATTCGTCGCGGTGATTGCATCCTGAAATGTGCTTCCGGCGTTGAACGTGTGATTGCCGACAGCGATCTTGCCGCCGCTGTCGGCCCAAAACACAAAGCCGCTCGCGGAATTGGATGCGGTGTTGTTGGAATAGATAAAGCCGCCGTTATAGGCGACGTAACACGACGGCGGGCCGTAGGTGCCGAACGTCGCCGACGCACAGATATCTTGCACCGACATGGTGTTGCCGAAACCGCAAAAGATCGTGTGCGTATCGGTCGCCCCGGTGACGAATGTATTGCCCGCGCCAGCACCCTTGAGCACGATCATCGGGCCGCGCAACGGCGGCGTCTGGAACGCCTCGTTGTAGGTGCCCGCCGCGACGTTGACGGTCATGGTGTAGAGCGACGGGCCGTATTTGAACGTCTCGGTCATCGCGCGGGTGAGCGTCTTGAACGGGCCGTGCGGGCCGCTCACGGCCGCCGCCGTGCCGTCGTAGAGCGCATCGTCGCCGGTCGTGCCGTTGACGTACAGGTTCGTATTGGCGGTCAACACCGGGAGGAAGCCGCCCGGGGTAAAGCCGGTGCCGTACAATTCGAAATTGGCGTGCAGCGCGTTGTAGGTGAGCAACGACTTGTAGCCTTGCGGCATGTCGCCCGGCGACAAGGCCGCGCCGCCGCGCCGCACGATGTTGCGCGCGCCTAAGCCGTTGACGTTGAACGTCGCGGGGCCGCTGTTTGCGTTGGCGGGCAACACCCAGATCGCCAGCCCGTCGCCGTACGCCAGCAACGGCGGGTTGAGTGTCACCGCGTAGGCGGTCGCCGAGCCGGTATCGACGCCATAGATGATGTGACCGCTCTGGATCGCGCGCGCCAATTGCGTGAGGTCGGCGTCGTCGGGCGTCAGGCCAGCGGCCGCGATCAGGTTCACGATCTCGCGCTGCGGAAACTCAATCGAGGCGGCGGGCGGGATCGAGCCCATCGTGCCGGTCGCCGGGTTGCCGTTGATGTACGGATCGTTTGAACCGGGCGCGCCGTAGGGTGCGTGATATTTCATCGCGTCCTCGTTTAAGGTGTTCCGGCCATTGGATCGCCGGGATGACTCAGGCCGGAATAGTCGAAGATCAAGAACGTGTGCGCGGGCTTCCAGCGGCCGAGCAAGCATTCGAGATCGTCGGCGACGCCGATGCGCAGATGCGGGTCGATGCCGCATTGACCGGACGCGCAGCGAAACCAAGTGAGCTTGGCCTGATCGACGTGCACCGTCCAAAAAAAGCGGTTCGTATCGGGACCGAGTCCGTAATACGGATATTCGGAGAGCTCGCCGTCGGCGACCGGCGCGTCGCCGTCGGCGTCCATGATGGGGTTGCCCCACTCGTTGCGCATCGGGTCGGGCGGCAATGCGCCATAGACGCGCGCATCGCCGACGCTATCAATACCGACAACGAACGTGCGGTACTCGGTGATCGTGATCGTGTAGCCGATCTGCGCCGCGACACCGATAAAGAACTCGCGCGATTGCGCGCCGACCATCGTCATTCGCATGACGAGCGCGAGCTGCCTCTCGCCGACGGATTGCGGCGCGGTGTAGCAAGGATCCGGCAAGCCGAAATTGCGTTCCCAATCCGGCAGCAATTCAACGGTCGTGCGCGGATCGCTTTCGATCTCAAGCAAGTCGGCGGCGCGCTTGTCGACCGGATCGCCCCAGATCTGCGCGAGGCCGCCGATCAACGCCATCAGCGTCGAGTCGTTCTCGCGCGGCCACGCCGGGCCGACCGGCAACAGCGCCGCCAGCGCGTCGATGTAATCGTCGCCGCTGCGCCGGATATGCCTGTCGGTCATTCGCTGTAGAGGATCGTATCGAGCACGGCCATGTAGCCGGGCGCGGGCATCACGGCATCGTCAAACACGAGCGTATGATGATCCTCGCCGATGGCGTTGGAGATTGCCTCGTCGACCCATGAACGATAGATCGTCTGCCCGGGCGCGGCGTTGACGAACAGCATGTTCTGAATCGATTGCTCGATGGCCGCACGCGTCGCCTCGTTGTCGGTGACGAGATCGTTGATCGTAATGTCGAGGAATTGCTTGATCGGGGCCGCGACGTAGCTGTCCTTGACCGTGACCGGACGCTTGAGGTCGATGTAATCCTTGACGGCGATCACGTCGTCGGGCGTCGGCCATCCGTCATCGTCGGCGCGCAGATCGTCCATCAAAAAGCGCACGGTGATCGTGCCCGCGCCTTGCTCGGGCGCGGCCCACGCGCGCGTCACGCCGGGCACCTGCAACGCCCATGCAACATAGTCGTACGCCGCGCCGCCCATCGGCGGTTGCTGGATCCGCTCAAGCACGCGCACGCGCAGCTCGTCGTCGCTCTCGACGTCGACGCCGCCGTCCATTTGCACGACGATCACGCTGCCGTCGACGCCGGGTAATGCGCTGACGAACGCGAGGCTAGAACTTGCGTCGAGGTTGCCCGCGATTCCTGGGTCGATGGCGCGCACGTTGACCGGCGTCGCTCCCGCGCCAACGGTGATCTGTT